AAGTCAACGAGTACAAGGCGCAAGATAAAAAATTTATTGCGTGGTGTAAAAAAATGTTGAAGGAAGGAAAAGAAATCGGCTACGATTGTAGTTGGTAAAGTTTAGATCGAGGGCGAGAAATCGCCCCTGATCCTTGGTCCATTGTGCGCCCGGGATAGAAGTCGCGATGGACCTAGGATCAGTGAGTACACTGGAAGGCCTTTAAAGAAGAAGTACCTTTGTATAAAAATAACTGATCGAGCTGCAGCTTCGGCTGCAGCTCTAAACCACAAGCAGCAAGCTTTTATTTTTTTTGGGTGGGCCCCGCCCACATGCGCTCCTCGAAAATAAAAAAATTTTTTTCTTGACTATTTCCTATAATATCCTATATTTAAATTATGGAAAAAACAGAAGAACGTAGAAATAGATTCACTGGTGAACGTGAATTTTTAACAAAAAAAGAAGCTGAGCTGCACGACTTAGTTTTTTATTACGAGGCGTTAGAGCAATGGGATAAGATGCGAAAATGTATATCTAAATTTTCTAGATTGAATCCTAAAGCATATATGACGTTACTTGACTAATGAAAACTAGTGAAGCTCTTAAATTAGTTGGCGGCCTCTCGAGGCCGTCAAAAATGCCTGGCTGGAGCTACGGCCTGCCGGCTGCGGAATGTAAAACCGGATCGAAGCTTCAAAAAATTGAAGGCAGCACGTGCAGCAATTGCTACGCGCTCAAGGGCTGCTATGTTTTTAAAGTTGTCCAGGCGGCCCAGTATAGAAGGCTGGAATCTATAAAGCATCCAGGATGGGTTGCAGCTATGGTATTTTTAATTAATTCAAAAAAATCTAAATATTTTAGATGGCACGACAGCGGCGACGTTCAAGATCTAGATCATTTAAATAAAATTTTTAAAGTTTGCGAGCTCACGCCTGGTATACAACATTGGTTACCGACTCGAGAAGCGTGGACCCAGGAACACGTCGCAAGAGCTCCAAAAAATTTAGTTGTAAGATTCTCCATGCCCATGATTGACCAGGCGCCAGCTGGCGCCTGGCCTAATACATCAACTGTAGTTACAAAAGCAGCTACATGTCCGGCCCCGCAGCAGGGTAACGCTTGCCTGGACTGTCGGGCGTGTTGGGATCCGAAAGTTAAAAACATAGCTTATGGTGAACACTAATTCTGAAAAGCGCACATATGCGCAGCTCTACTTGAGCCAGACAGTGACCGTGGTCAACGAGAAGAAAAAAGCTCAGCACGCGCTCGGAACTGGGGGCCACGGAACATCTGTAATAAATTTCTGGGAGGGCCCCGCCCACAAGCACGCACCAGGCCACAAGCTACAAGCGCTCAAGGAACAAGCAACAAGCTGATAAGCCACAAGCCACAGGCTCCGGGTGGGTCCCGCCCACAAGCGCGTGGATCTCGGTCCCTTCATAAAGTTTTATAGCCCCCTGACCGAGGGCCCGTGGCAGCTCTTTTACCATGATGAAAGTGTTCTTAGGGTGTTTAATATGGAACGAAATCTGGTGTGGTGAGAAGGTTATTTTCTTAGCTTTTTTTAGCTTTAATTCTACTGTAAAAAATTTATGATTATTGTTGTATCCCAACAGGTCTGGAGTGCCATGTGCTGCGCTATTTTCCAATCTAGTCCACGATATTTTGCATTTATGTTTTTTAATTTGGTGCCAAAATTTAGTCTCTTCTTTAAACATTTTTCAGGCTAATTTTCAGGCTAAGTGGTGCTTAATATTAGTCACCTATTTTCTTTAAAACTTTACCCATATTCCAAGTTTCAGACTTAACCGTAAACACCAATCTATGAGATTCTCTATGACCTATAATTTTATTTTCAAGCATTTGAAATGAAGTAACATCATAAAATTTACCATCTGGTAAACAAACTTGCACTCTTGCATCTTGAGCTGCAGGAGACACTAACATCTTATCTAATACTTGACTTAATAACTTTCCATTCATTCGTGCTTGAAATATATCCTATATTTTATATATTTCAACCATGGGAGTTCCAAAAAGATTAACCGATAAGCAATTAAAGTTTGCCAACTTAATTATAGCCCACGAAGGTAGAAAAACTGCAACTGAGTGTGCCGTCTTAGCAGGCTATGATGAAGAGTCTGCTCACGTAACTGCTAGTAGATTACAAAACCCAAAAAAATATCCTTTAGTGGTTGAGTACATAGGTGAAAGAAGATCTGAAATGTTGAAAAAATATGACATAAGTTTTAACGGACACATGGTAGAGTTAGGTAAACTTAGAGATGAGTTTAGAGAAAACAAAGCCTGGACTGCTGCAGGTAATATGGAAGTTTCACGTGGAAAAGCAGCTGGATATTATAACAATCAACAGATTCACCTACACAAACATGAAGGTTTGAGCCAAGAAGAAATAGATAAAAAGGTTGTAGAAGCCTTGGAACACTACCAACCAATTATAGATAGAAATGCTGAAGTAGTTACAGACGAGTTATCTTCTTCACCCAATGTCGAGGAATCATCGTCCGATCCCCAAACGTAATTCCATCTTCATCTTTATCGTATGATGCAAATATTTTTATATGATTTTTTGTTTTTTCGTATAGCCAACCCTCGTTCACTGGTCTAGCTAATTTCATTTTATCGAATTCTTTTTCATTAGCCCATCCAGAATCAGATACACAATCAACCCATTCAACTCTAACTTTGTGGAATGGTATGTCAGGTGTTGTTTCAGTGAGTGCAGCTTTTCTTCTTTTCTTAGGCATATCACCTTATACACCCTATAAATCTTTTCTCTAGGGACATTTTTTACAAAAAACAATTTCCATACGCGCGCTCCGGGAACTTGAAAAGTGAGTGTTTATGCGGATTGTAACATCTGTAACATTGGGTTGTTACAATCTAATCTTAAATAAATGTTGATAATTAATGTTTATTTACAATTGTAACATTGTAACGCCTGTAACATGGTTTTGAAAATAAAAAAAATATTTTTTTGTTCTAAAAAAAAGTTCTATACGACACAAATAGTTTAGAACTATTCTAAACTAGAGTAGTATTGCCCAACTCTTGCCAACCATTTGTACTTATACTGCCTAAATTCATCATCTGATACCTCAAATTTTTGAAAATAACCATCTTTTGAACACATTAATATAACACCTGCGCGTATTGCAGTGCTGTAAGTAAAATCATGAGCCATAGCATATGCAGCTAATTGAATAAAATAATCCTCAATCCATTCTCTCTTTTTTGGTTTGTTAGTTTGTTTGAAATCAACAATACTTTCTAAATTATCATACACACCAACAACATCAGTTTGCCCTGCATATAAATCTGGATACCATACAGTCACCTCAGAGCCCCATATTTCACTTAAATACCCTTTTAGACCCTCCTCTATGACTTTTTCAGCCATCATCGTTGCTTGTTGCCCTATGTCCGTTAAATCGGCATGTTTTTCACCTAATAGATAGTGCTCTAACAATGTATGCATTGCGGTTCCTCTAGCAGCTGCTTGGTCCTTGATCCTCGTAGCCTCTTCCTTGCCTATTTTAGCTTGCCAATTGGCTAATGAATCTTGCTTTTCTTTGGTCTGTGTTTGTGATAATATAGTTGTTACAGATGGTAATTTTTGGTTATCTACTGCGTAGTGTCTTCGACCCATGACTAACTCTCTTTGACTCTTTGGGTAAGTAAATTTTTTATTCCAAATTATTTCTTTACCAATGTTATGGTACTCTTCTATGTCTTTATCATCCATCATAATCTATTAAACTATTTGTTTTTTTAATTTTATAATTAGCTATGTTAATTACTTTAGCTTTAATCTTTTCTTTACCAAGCATCGAGTAATGTTTAATAATTTTATTTATGTCTTCTATCTTTACATGAGCATAGGGTTGAATCAACAAAGAAACATAGTACGCATCTCTTGATTGACATCTCCAACGCCATTGTTTTTTCCATCCAACTGTATATGGAGTCTTGTATCTTTTTTCGTTAAGGGTTCCACATCCTAATAAATTGTGCATCCAAGCCAAAACAGATTTATCCGTCATAGATATTTCCATCCTA